AACATGAAGCAGAAAAACAAAACCTATGAACTACACGATTTATTCAAAAAATGGTTGCCCATATTGTAAGACTATTAAGCAAGTGATGGAACTTGCTAATTTAGAACATTTGGTGTATACTTTAGATGAAGATTTTACCCGAGAAGAATTTTATACTGAATTTGGTGATGGGTCTACATTTCCACAAGTAATTCTTGATGGAAACCATCTTGGTGGATGTACTGATACTGTTAAGTATCTTAGGGAAATGAGCATGGTATAATGTTGGAATTATTAAATGATGTAGAGAAGGCAATAGATTTTGCTTTTAGTGAAGGCAAATTTGTTTTAGATTTTTATGATTATTTGAAAATCAAAGAAGCAAAGAAAATAGATGCCGAAAACTTTCTTAATAGTTCCACGGCTAAAAATGTTCAAGAAATAGTTAATGATTTAGATATATACTTATTGGGGGCTAAGGAGGATGATGGTAAATTCATGCGAGAAGCATATGGATTTCTATCAAAACCAGAAGCGAGAAAAATTCGTAATTATCTAATTGCCATTATAGAAGACTCGGAGAAGTACATATATGATAAAAGGAGAGGGCGCAGAAAGAAAACTGAAACTAAATAGAGGTGTAGAGGTACTTCTACGAAATAGAAATAACAGGGAGGAGCCAAAGGCATTTAGTTTTAAGATTGCTAAAGTGGTATCTCTTTTTTCTCGTAATTTCCACTTTAGTTTAGAGTTTAATATATCAAAACCAAAATACTAGGAGAAAAAAGATGCTTGCAGTTTCAATCTCAATCGGCATTCTTGTTATACTTTTATTTTTTATGGTTGGTGGTATAATAGGTTACCTGATGAATAGGCATTTTATTGAAAATGGGGTTCCAGACCTACATCCAGAGTTTTTTGACGAATATGGTAGAGTTATAACTGGTGATTTACTAACTGTTAATTTTGAGCAATATGATGATGATGAAGAAGAGGAAGAATATAGCGACGAAATAGGCCACTAAATATTAAAAATCAACCAATTGAAACTGATTATGACTAATACAACACAAAATTTGACTACTGAACCAAAGCCTAAAGTAAAGAGGGCACCAAGAGCTAAGGTTGCTGCTGCTCCAGTTCAACCAATTGAAAAGCTACCACCAAATCCATTTCAATATGAAATCCTACAATTGATTTCAAATCAATCTAGTGATTCGATTAAGGTAGACCTTCTCAGAGAATATCGTAATCCGGCATTGGTGTCTCTTCTAATCTGGAATTTTGATGAGTCTGTAGTATCTATTCTTCCTCCGGGAGATGTTCCTTATTCATCTACTAAAGACCAATCATCTGGAAATGATACCCTATCTGGAAGTATTCAGAAGCAGCTTAATAATCCATCTAAAGTAGATGAATATATGAATTCTCAGAGGACAAGTCTTATTAATGAGTATAAGAATTTTTATAATTATATTCGTGGTGGTAATGATAGTCTTTCTAAACTTCGTAGAGAGACTATGTTTATACAGGTACTGGAGGGACTACATCCTCTTGAGGCCGAACTACTAATTCTTGTAAAAGATAAGCATCTAACTAATAAATATAATGTAAGCTATGCTGTAGTGAAGGAAAGCTACCAAGACATTCAATGGGGTGGTAGGTCTTGAGTAAACTTGCAGAGATTAATATGTCCAAGTGGACAGAGGACGATAAAAAGAATTTGCCTAATCAATATGGTTGCGAATTAATTTATGACGCAACTACCATAGATGTTGCTAGAGATTATTCTCTTCCTTCAGATTCTCTTCTTATTCATTATACAGTCAATGGTGAATATTTTATGGATGTTTGCCGTGGAAAGAAAATGGCAGATGTTTTTGATTTGTATTATGATAAATTTGGTCCTGATGTGATTCAAAAAATAGAATATGGATATGGAAGACTAAGACCTAATATGTGGGGATATACTCCTAAGGAGAAAAAGAGAAAATGAGTGGATTTGCTAAGGCTATATTAAATGATGATGAAGTAGATAAGCTACTAAAAGATTATAAGAAAATTAAAAAATATATACGCTCATCTTTATTTGTGGTGAAAACTATGGACGGCACTGAAAATTTTGTTTCTAAATTGATTGCTGAAGCAGAAGCAGACCCCCCTGACCTAACGTAAATGGGAAAGCACTTTCTTCTTAACTTATATGAATGTTGTGCTTCACTATTAGATAATGAGGAATTTCTTATTACTTTATTGACAGAAGCTGCAACCGCTAGCGGAGCAACGGTATTAGCAACAGCTTCTCATAAGTTTGAGCCCCACGGAGTAACTGTAATATGTTTACTATCTGAATCTCATATATCTATCCATTCGTGGCCAGAAGAAAGTAAAGCTGCCGTAGACGTATTTACCTGTGGCGAATCAACCCCACAGATAGCATGTGATATGATTATTAATGAGTTACAAGCAATGAATCACAAATTAACTTACATTGAACGATGAGTTACGATACTATTTTTATTTCTGATGTCCATTTGGGTACGGATAGATGTGATATTGACAAGTTTTTAAATTTCTTGGATACTATTAAAACTAAGAAACTTATTATGATTGGAGATATTATTGATATTTACTGTCTTGAGAAATACAATACTAATTGGTATTCAAAGCATACTCAAGCAATTCATAAACTTATTGAGTTATCCAAATCTGGAGTGGAGATAATCTATATTTTGGGAAACCACGAGGCAACTGCTCGTAGATATTTTCAAAAGAAGGAGTTAAAAATTGGGAATATTACGGTATGTAATCATCATATTCATATTGATAAAAATTATCGTAAGTTCTTATGTATACATGGTGATCAATGCTCACAATGTTCCTCTGGTTCTTGGAAGCAATATTTTTTAAATATGGGATATGAAACTGTTACTCCATTAAATAATTTTCTAAGGAAGAATTTTAATATTTCTTTAGTTAACTTTTTAAAAAATACTAAACGTGGTGAAGAATATATTAATATATTTGAGAATGATGTTATAAATTATGTGAAAAAGACTGGATATTATCACGGGGTAATTTGTGGACATATACATCATTTAAATTCTAGAGAAATTAATAAACTTACTTATATGTGTTGTGGAGATTGGGTAGATACCTGTAGCTACATAACCGAACTTGATGGAAATTATGCCTTATTAAACCATGAATAAAGAAAAATTAAATTTGATTGCTAGAAATTTAGAGTTACTAATTCAATCTCTTCAACTTGAATTGAGTGAAGATGAAATTCCTAAGAATATTATGAGACTTGAAGACTTAATTGGTAAACAAGTTCAAATTGATGATTACGATGAAGTGTATATAGAAGAGGATAATTAATATGAAATCAACCGTAAAGTTTGTATCTGTCACTCCTGGTGCTGAAGAACAAATAGTATATTGTGCTAGAGTAAGTAATCCAAAAAATCAAAATAATCCCAGTATAGAGGGACTTATTAGATATTGTATAGAACATAAACATTGGTCTATATTTGAGCATGGATTCCTAACTGTGGAGGTAAATACATCCTTAGCTATTGCTACACAAATACTTCGTCATTCTTCTCTAAAGTTTCAACAGTTTAGTCAGAGATATGCTGATAGTACCCAATTACAAGTGGAAATCCCAGTTCCAAATCTACGTAGACAAGATATAAAAAATAGACAAAACTCCACTGATGATATTCCCGAATATTTAAAGTTAACTCTTCAAGAAGAGATAAGAGTTCATTTTGATAAAACTATTAAGTTATATAATAGATTACTAGATGCTGGTATAGCAAAGGAAAGTTCTAGATTTGTTCTTCCTCAAGCAACACAGACCAGAATGTATATTTCTGGTAATATAAGAAACTTCATACATTATTTACAAGTTCGCACTAGTGAAGAAACCCAACTAGAGCATAGAGAAGTTGCGGAAGCAATAAAGTGTATATTTGTATGTCAATTTCCTACTATAGCCTTAGCATTGGGATGGGATAGAAATGAAAACTGTCCTGATTGTATAGATGCTCCATCTATCACACTTGAATAAATAATAAGGTAATAAACTACAACTTATGAGCCCATTATATCCGGTTATTAATTTAGAAACGAAAGAGACAAAGGAACTTGAAATGTCAATGTCTGATTATGTGGAATGGAAAAAGGATAATCCCGAATGGGATAAAGATTGGCAAGCTGGATGTGCTAGTGTTGGGGAAGTGGGGGATTGGAGAAATAAGCTAGAAAATAAGCATCCTGATTGGAATCATATTCTTAAAAAAAGCGAAAAGTCTGGTGGTAGCAAAGCACAAATGGGTATCCGATGATGGCTAGAAAAAGAAGGACCGCATCTGATGATTATCAACCAACTAATATTCCAACAAAACAAACAAAGAAAAAAAAGTCAATAACTTCTAATCTTCTCTTAGATGTTGAACCACTTACTGGAAATCAAAAGAAATTCTTTGATTTTTATAAGGAAGGAAAGAATATATTTGCGCATGGTGTGCCAGGTAGTGGGAAAACTTTCATTGCTTTATATAATGCATTAAGGGATGTGCTTGATGAAAGCACTCCTTATGATACTGTATATATTGTTAGGTCATTGGTTCAAACAAGATCAATTGGATTCATGCCGGGAGATGAGGCACAAAAGTCTGGATATTTTGAGGTTCCATATAAGAATATGGTAAAGTATATGTTTCAGCTTCCATCAGATGATGATTTTGAAATGCTATATGGTAATCTTAAGGCAGATAAAATTATTAAGTTCTATAATACCTCATTTATTCGTGGACTAACTTTAGATAATTGTATTGTTATTATTGATGAAGCACAAAATCTATCAGCGCATGAAAGTTTTAGTATGATAACTAGAATGGGAATTGATGCTAAAATTCTTTTTTGTGGGGATATTGAACAGAGTGATTTAACTAATGTAAATGAAAAAAATGGTATTGTTGATTTTATGAAAGTTGTTAGAGCAATGCCATCATTTGAGACTGTTGATTTTGATATTGAGGATATTGTTAGGTCAAATCTAGTGAAAGAATTTGTGGTTACCAGGCGGGCACTCAACATTTGACTTACTAAGGAACCTATGCTATAATAATGAAAACAGATGAGAATAAGTGACGAATTTATTGTTAGAAGCTCCTAGGTTTAATCATATAGATTTAAATCTACCAAAACTTCAGAGAGAAACCATTGATGGAATTCGTTATTATAAAATTCCAATTACGGAAGAATTAGAAAGGTTTGTTTCAATTACATCTGTTACATCACATTTCAATAAAGAAAAATTTGTTGGATGGCGAAAACGAGTAGGAGATATAGAGGCAAATAGAATTACTAAGGCAGCAACAGATCGTGGAACTGCCATGCACTCATTGGTAGAAAACTATCTACTAAATGAGCCCTTAAAAGATTATTCTCCTCTTCCTAAATTACTATTTGATATTGCTAAACCAGCTCTTAATGAGATTGGGGATATCTATGGTATAGAACTAGGTATGTATTCCGAGTATTTTAAAATAGCTGGAACTACTGATTGTATTGCTGATTTTAGAGGAGAATTAAGTATTATTGATTTTAAGACTTCTAAGGAACCAAAACCAAGAGATTGGATTGATTCTTATTTCGTACAGGCAGTTGCATATAGCATTATGTTTTATGAATTGACTGGATATGAAGCAAAGCAACTTGTTATTATAATGGCTTGTGAAAATGGCGAATGTGAAGTTTACATTGAGAAAGACATTCAAAAATATCTAAAATTACTTGTTAAATACATTAAAAAATTTACTGAAGATAAACTAAATGAATATCAATCCCGCTGACGAACTAAAGAAAGAACTAGAAAAGAAGTTTCTCTGTACTGATAAATTTGCCCAGGCAATTGAGACACTAGTTCAAAAGAATCCAGAACATAATTATATTACCGCAATTGTGGAATATTGTGAAAAGAATAATATTGATTTAGAATCTGTTCCTAAGCTAATTTCTAAACCACTAAAAGAGAAAATTCGTTGGAATGCCACTGAATTGAACTTTATGAAAAAGACATCTAAAGCAAAGTTGCCTTTGTGAAATTGACACCGCACGATACATATAAGTCTTATCTGGCTCTGAAGCAACATTTTACCAAAGATACTTATGATTTTCATAGGTATCACGGGCATATTAAGGCATCTGAGGCAACATTTTATAAACGAAAAGATAGATACTTCTTTGAAAAATTATCAAGACAAAAAAATGATAATGAGATTATAGACTTCTTTGTTTCCAACTTTGTTTCATCAGATGATCCCCAATCATTATGGGTGGGTGATATTATTAAATCTGGTGGTGATACTTACTTTGATTGGAAGAAACGAATTGAATCATTGTCTTATGTTTTTGAACAGGAGCTTAAATCACTTACTGAAACGGAACACTTACTTAAATTAATTGAGGTAAGTAAAGGAAGACATCCAAGATTACTTAAGGAGTATTTAAGGAAAAATGTATCCATAGAAACACTGGTCATATTGGATTTAATTCTTAATTATCGGAAAAAGTTTGATGCTGTTCTTGATGACCCAATTTGGAAAATTGTATCTAAAAAGATGAGTAACTATTCAGGATTTTTGAGTATTGATGTTGATAAATACAAAGAGATTTTGAGGAGAGTTGTGATATGACGTTTTTTAATTCTGAAATAGTTCAAGATGAGATGATGGAAATAGAGCAAATGCAACAAACTCTTTATGGGCATTTGTTTAATTTCGCTTCTTTATCAAATGAAGATAAAAAAGAGCACGTACATATTATGAGAGAGTTGGTTAACAAACAAAGAATCTTATATACTAGGTTATGTTTATCTGATGACGAAGAAGCACAAGAAATGAAAGAAGCCATTACTACTTCGGCAATTCATTTGGGGATGCCAAGAGATATGACTATGGATACTGTATTTGAAAATATGGAAAAGTTAATTGATATTATGGAAAGTCACGTTCAATAATGATATTGGTTGGTAAACCACTAAGCTTCCACAATAAAAAAACTATCGTATACATCGTAAAAATTATGTCATTTAAAGATTTAAAGAAGGCATCCTCCTTGGGTACTCTTACAGAGAAGCTCATTAAGGAAGCCGAGAAGCTTGGTGGTTCTGGTTCTTCAGAAGACCCCAATCTATTTAAGCTAGAAACAGATAAGGCTGGTAATGGTCGTGCAGTTATTCGTTTTCTTCCTCCACCAGAGGGTGAAGATTTAGCTTTCGTTCGTCTTTACAATCACGGATTTCAGAATAATGGTAAGTGGTTCATTGAGAATTGCCCAACAACACTAGGTAAAGATTGCCCACTGTGCAGTCGCAATAGTGAACTCTGGAATTCCGGTTCAGATTCAAATAAGGAAGTTGCTCGTAATCGTAAGCGTAAGCTATCTTATTATTCAAATGTGTATATCGTAAATAATCCAGCTAATGTTGAATTAGAAGGAAAGGTTATGGTGTATAGGTTTGGTAAGAAGATTTTTGATAAGATTACTTCAGTAATGAAGCCAGAATTTGAGGATGATGTTGCTATTGATCCGTTTGATATGTGGGCTACTGGAGCCAATTTCAAGATTCGGGTAAAGCAAGTAGCTGGTTATCCCAATTATGATGATAGCTCATTTGATACTCCTTCGGCTCTTCTGAATGGAGATGATGTTAAGCTAGAACAAGTTTGGAAGCAACAGCACTCTCTTCAAGAGATTGTCTCCACAGATAAGTTCAAGTCCGAGGAAGAATTTGTAACGCGTCTTGATTACGTTCTTGGTGCTAAGTCTTCTATTCGTGAACAAGAAGAAGAATTGAATTCTTATGCTGAATCTCCTGCACAAGAAACCGATATTCTAAAGGAACTAGAAGAGTCTTATTCACGTAGTAAGACCACTTCAGTTAATACTGAAGATGAAGATGATGCTCTAGCATATTTCGCTAAGCTAGCAGAATAATTAAGTTTGTAATCTGATATTATCTCCTCTTTTTAATGTGGGGCTCACTACTTGTGAGCCTCCTTTTTTGTATGGATACTCATCATCCATATCACTAAGAATAACATTAAGATAAGATGGTTTTAGTAAAAATATATTTCGTTTAGCGTCTTCTAATGTGCTTTCATACTGATAATTAGTGATTGGCACTATTGAACTTTGTGTTACCATTGTTCCTAATGTATAATCATAATAAGTTATTGAAAAATCTACTGGTACTTTTAGTCCAGCAGTTAATATAATGACTCCCTGAGTATTTCTTAATTCAGTGGTTTCATAATGATGTATGCCAGAGTATAAGGTATCATAAGACC